CGCAGCCAGAATTCTTACAAGAAATTAAACTGCCGAAACATGATGTGGAGCAATTAGATGAGCAACCCAAAGCAAAAAAGCCAAAAGCAAAACGCGGAAGAAAGAAAAGTTAGCTCAGAAGAAGTCGAGTTCGATCACCTCAGTGATGGAGTGGATCAAAAAGAAAGCACCAAAAAAGCGTTAAAAAATGGTTTGTTATCGTTTCTGAAACATGCAGAAACAAAAGGTAAATAATGCGAGAGTATATTGGTAGAGGCGACTTCACTTGGTTTGTGGGTGTAGTTGAAGATAGAAACGATCCAGTTCAGTTGGGTCGGGTTCGCGTGCGTGCGTATGGTTGGCATAATGAATCATTAGATGCAATCCCTACCAATGAACTGCCATGGGCTATTCCAGTCAATGGTGTTAGCTCGGCATCCGTAAGCGGTTTTGGTAATTCACCTACTGGTCTGTTTGAAGGCTCATGGGTTATCGGATTCTTCGCAGATGGAGAGCGTGCTCAGGAGCCAATGATCCTCGGGTCATTAGCAGGCATCCCAACTAACCTTGCGGACACCGCACTTGGATTTAATGATCCTAATGGTAAGTATCCAACAGAAGTCAATATTCCAGATGTAAACAAACTAGCTCGTGGCGAGAACACTAAAGTACATGAGCTTGACACTACCATACCTGAACCTGCTGCTCCCTATGCTGCTGTATATCCATACAACCATGTATATGAATCAGAGTCTGGACACACCAAAGAATATGATGATACGCCAGACGCAGAAAGAATACGTGAACGCCATAAGAGCGGAACGTTTTATGAAGTACATCCAAACGGCGATCGTGTAACACATATCGTAAATAACAATTATACTATTGTTGCCTCTAATAATGATGTGCATATTAAAGGTGTTTGTAATCTATTCATTGATCAGGATTGCAACACAACCATTGGCGGTGACTGGAACATTAATGTGACAGGCGATAAGAACGAAACTATTGGCGGTGAGGTTGTAGAAACATACAGCAAAAGTAAAACAACAAAGATCACTGACAACATAGTCGAATCTGTTGGTGGTAGTGTGACCGAAGATTACACTGGAAGCCAGAAAACATCTGCTGCTTCTATGGACATTAATGGCGGTTCAGCTATTGACATGGACGCTGGAAGGATTGATCTAAACTAATGCCTGCTATCGTACGAAAAGGAATAGACTCACACATTGGACACGCAAGTCCAACACCCAGCCCATTCCACAAAACATCATATGCTGCTGGGTCAGGTAATGTGTTTGTAAATGGTGCGGCTGCTGTAAGGGTTGGCGATAAAACTGGTTGCGGCGATCCTGCGACTGGCGGCTCAGGTAGTGTATTTGTAAATGGGATTGCCGTGCATCGTAAAGGGGATTCAACTGGCGGTCATGGATCGTGGGTTGGTAATGCTGCTGCTACTGGTTCAGGTAATGTTTTCGCTGGCGGTTAAATGGCGTTATAAATAGAATACAAAGGGCAATGGGAAAAGCCCTAAAGGATTGTGAGTTACATGGTCGTAGATCCCAAAAAGCAACATCTTTATTATACATGAGTTCTAATTACTAGTCAAGGTTTATTTTATGTTACATGATAATATAGTAAGTTTATTTGAATTATATAATGCTGAGAATGAAAAATTCAGTCAAGGCAACAAAGCAGCTGGAACAAGAGCTAGAAAGGCGTTAGCCGAAATTTCAAAGCTGTGTAAAGACAGACGAAAAGAAATACAAGAATCTAAAAACACTCAATAAGTAGAGAGAAATGGCAGAGACTAAAAAAGAATTGTTTAGTGACATCGGTCTTGGGTTCTTCGCACACCCAAAGACTGGGGCGCTCACACGCAAGACTAACAGAGAAGCAGTTAGACAATCAGTCAAGTCATTGATACTCACAGATTACTTTGAGCGACCGTTCAAATCAAACATTGGTTGTAGTATTCGATATTACTTATTCGAACTATTCACCGCAGCAGTAAAACAGCAAATGGAATCTGCGATTCGCGAGGTCATAAAGAACTATGAGCCACGTGCTGATGTGATTGAGGTGTTAGTTGAAGAAAACAGAGAAAAACACATGTTGACTGTATCAGTAGCATTTATGGTACTCAACGATCCAGAACCAGTCGTATTAGACGTTATACTAGAAAGAGTCAGGTAATGGCAGCAAATACATATTTACAAGTTACTGAATTAGATTTTGCGGATATCCGCACCAATCTTCAGACATATCTCAGCACCCAATCACAGTTCAAGGACTATGACTTTGAAGGATCTGCTATGTCAGTTCTTCTTGATGTCTTGGCATATAATACGCACTACAATGCATATTACTTGAACATGATCGGTAACGAGATGTTCTTAGACACAGCCCAGCAGCGTGATTCTGTAGTATCGAGAGCAAAGGAATTAGGATACGTTCCTATTTCTGCTATCGGCGCAACGGCTGATGTGACACTGAACTTCACTGGCGTTGCTGCTAGTGTTCCTCAGTTCACTGTACCAAAGAACTCAAAGTTCACTACATCTATTGATGATGTTACATACACATATGTGACACCTCAAGCGGAAAAGATTGACCAGAGTGCGGCAGGAACTTTCTCTAAAACGATCACGATTAAAGAGGGCGAGCCACTCACGCATGCGTGGACGGCAAGTGCTTCTAATCCAGTTCGATATGTTATTCCAAACAACGGCGTAGATACTACAAGCATCACTGTAAGCGTCCAAGAATCAGCTGCAGATAGCACAGTGACTGAGTTCACTAGAGCAACAAATATCAATCAGGTTTTTGAAACGTCTCCAGTATTCTTCCTTGAGGAAGCGAGCGACAAAAAATATGAGTTGGTGTTTGGGCAAGGCGGTCTTGGTAAATCTATTAAATCAGGCAATATCATCAAAGCGTCATATCTCGTATGTAGCGGTGCTGCTACTAATGGTGCAAATACGTTCTCTGTTGAAAGTATCTCCACAGGTCTAACACCAACGCCAACAGCCACGATCACTGCAGTGACTAAGAACGCTGCAGGCGGCAGAAGTCAAGAGGGTGTCGATTCAATAAAGTTCAATGCTCCTAGAAACTTCCAGACACAAAACCGTGCCGTTGTTGCTAATGACTATCAAAGAATATTATTAAGTGAAAACCCAGACCTCCAGTCTGTTATTTCTTATGGCGGTGAAGAAGCAACACCACCTGCTTATGGTAAAGTTTATATTGCGGTCAAACCGTTTGATGAGCAGTTTGCTACAGCAACAAGAAAGCAGGCGATCTGCGAATCAATTAAAACCAGAGCGCCACTAGCCATTGATCCCGTGATCATTGATGCTGATTATGTGTACTTGATCCCGACAATATCCACATACTATGACACTACAAGAACCACATTGTCATTAAGCAGTGTGGAGCAGATGATTCGGGATTCAATCGACTCTTTTGCTTCAACTAACTTAGAGCGATTCGGTAATAAGCTGCGATATTCACGGTTTGTTCGTGCGCTCGACAACACTTCTACAACAATCTTAAATAATGATGCTGCTATTAAAGTTCAGAAAAGGTTTGTTCCTAACGTCAATGTTGCGGAAAACGTTTTGTTGTCTTTCCAGAATGAGCTGAGACCATCAACTGTCGAGTCAACCGAGTTCACTTATAATGGATTCTCTGCATATCTTGGTGATGATGGGGCAGGAAACGCCACAATCTTCAGATACAGTGACACTAACGTCAAAGTCACGATCGTCGACATTGCAGGAACAGTAAATTATACTACAGGTGAGATTGTTATCACAAACTTTGCACCGACAGCATATGCTGACATACAAATCAAAGTTTCAGCCAAGCCAGAGAATTTTGATATTAATTCGGTGAGAGAGCAAATATTGCTTATGAATTCCTCCGACGCTACGATAAATGTATACGGCGAGCAAGGTTAATGACTATAAAATCGAAACTATCAGCTGTTGTCGCGAATCAGTTTCCAGACTTCTATAAAGAAGAGGGTGAGAACTTTCTTGCCTTTGTGGAAGCGTATTATGAATACATGGAACAGAACGGTAAGCTGACTGACGCCATACAGAATTTAGAAGATTATCGTAACATCAATACAACTCTTGATGAGTATTTGACACACTTCCAAGAAACTTTATTGCCATCGGTTCCGTATAATGTCGCTTCTGATAAGAAGCTGTTAGCGAAATACATAAAAAATTATAATAGTTCTAGAGGGACAATCGCCTCATACAAGCTATTATTCAGAGCAATTTACGATGAGCCTGTAGAGATAAACTATCCTGCGGATCAGATGCTCAAGGTTTCGGACGGTGATTGGAACTTAGATCGCTATCTTGTTACGACACACAACAAAAAGAACTATGCGCTTATCGGCAAAACAATTCGTGGTGCTGAATCAAAAGCTGAAGCTCTTGTCGAAGATGTGGTTGGTCGTGTTATAAACGGCAGAGACTTGATGCAGATCAATGTCTCGAATGTTAAAGGGTCATTCAACCATTTAGAAGTTGTCTCTCTCGCTTCCGATGCTAATTTGTCAGGACATACGATCACCGTTGAAGCTGGTATCTCTAAAATTACTATTCAAGACGCTGGAGCACAATATGCTGCTGGCGACATTGTTGACATAATCTCAGAAAAGACTGGTGCGTTTGGTAAGGTTGTTGTGACAGAAACAGTCAACCTTGGTGGTGCGTTGACATTTAGTATCTTAGATGGCGGTTCAGGTTATACTGCGGGATTCGCAGACAGTCAGGTTGGCGGCACAACGGTCAGCATCGGGTCAGTTATCGCAGGTGACGGTATTACTCCTGGATCTTTTCAAATCGGTCTTGGTGATCTCACAGACACTTTTGCCATTTCAATGAACACCAACTTGATTGCTAGTAATAACATATTCGGCACACTTGCTCCTACAGTTACTGATGGCACAAACACCAATAATTTAATGTCGACACTCCAACATACGATTATTGGCGCTCCAACTCTCGGCTTCCCAGAACTCGAAGAAGAAGTTGATAACGAACATTATAGAGATAACAAAGACGCAAGACTTTTGGTTGCCAATACTGGCGCTGCTTTTGCAGTTGGTGATAAGATATATGGCAGCTCATCATATGCCAATGGCACTATTGTTGCAATTGGAGCATCATCGGCTGATGGCGCTGCAGTATTAGAAGTAGACACATTCGGTCTATTCACTTCTTCTCTAAGAAATATGCTCAATGACTCTGAAGAAATACAAGAGACTGATCACTGGACTTCATCTAGGTCTGATGTTCCGACATCAAATGACGTTGTTGCGCCAGATGGTACAACAACCGCTGAGAACCTTATAGAAAGCACAGATACAAACACAGACCATTATCTTGGTGTTAAGAATTCTGCTCTGGTCGGTGTGGTCGACGGCAGTGTATACTACACATATTCTGTGTATGCTAAACCGATTGTCGCAGGGTCTAAGAGATATCTGTGTTACAGAGGACTAAGTAGGGGTGCCAACTATCCTATATTCGATATTGTTGATGGTACAGTTGTTCACGCAGGAACTCAGTGGACAGACACTAAGATAGAACCTGCAGGCAACGGTTGGTGGAGATGTTCTAGCAGGACTAATCCTAATAGCACCACTGGATGGCGCATTGGACTTCAATCATCAACTACTATGGGTTCTAGTGGATTTCAATATACTGGTGATGGTGTATCTGGCGCATCTATTTGGGGCGCTCAGCAAGAAGAGGGTTATCTGACTGCATATCAAAGAAAGCAAGATACTGATACAACTGGTACAGGCGAATTTGTTTTCAAGACCAACTCAGAGAAAAACTCAGGCACAAACATGGGTAAGGTCACAACCTTCCATGCAAATACTATCGGATACCATCTAGTTGAATTTGCTAACAATGCAGGAACAACTGTTGTGGCAGGAGATGAGTTTGTTGGTGATGAGCCTAATACAGCTAACACTGCAGACTCAGCAATAACTGGAGACGAATTATATTCTTTCGGTGTTGTTAAGCATGTTATCTCTGATACTCCTGGAGGATATGAACATTTGCCTCTCGCCAATACAGTTCAGTCAGGAACAATCAGCAGTAGCGGAACAACAGTAACAGGAACAAATGTTGGCGTCAATTTAGCAAAGCATGATGCTATCAAAGCAGGCGAACAGACTAGTCGAAGAGTCACCGCAGTAAATGGCGCAAATGAAATTACAGTAACACCAGCATTCTCTCCTGCATTGACCAATGCAGCATATGGTAAGGGTGGGGTGTATAGGAACTTAGTTAAAGCGAGAGTCACTTCTAACACAACATCAGCAATAGCACACCAGTTCCAGACTGGTCCATTCCAAGGATTCAAAGAAGGTGAAGGTGTAGCAAAAACAGGTTCTGCCACAATAGTCGGCAATGTTGCATACACAACATCCAATACTGCATATGAGAACGCTTACACTTCTTTGAGTGATTCACTTATCTTTAAGAATAGCATATTCGGATCTATCGACAGATTATCAAACCGTATTGGCGGTACTGGATTTACTGTCGCTCCAGACGTTATTGTCAGAGAGAATGACATTGCTGCATTAGGTATTGGCGAGCAGTATATCACACTACAGACTGATAATGTCAATTGGAATACAGGCGATTCGCAAGTAACAGTGTTAGACACTAATGATGCAGTCGCACAAACATCTACTGGCGCAAGCGGTGATATTAAAGGTGGTGTGATAGGGAGCAATGTTCCAGCTACAATTGCTCATGCTAATGGAACTTATGAAACAACGATTCGCGTCTGGCAGAAGATGTTACAGAGAAGTCCTGGAAACATAAGTTTTGCCAATAATACAACAGTAGCAATAAATATCCACGGCTCTGAGTATGTTCCTGGAACTATAGATGCCAGAACGCCAACTGCAACTGGATCAGCAAAGATTGTGAAGATTGTTGATAGGGGCGTGTTAGGTGATAACGCATCGGTTCGTGCAGACATAGGCGCTGACGGCACGATAACTGGTGTCCGTGTAGTTGATTCAGGATTCTCACATGAGCAGAATGAACTCGTGCGCTTTGCCGAGTCAGGCAGAACGGACTCAACGCAAGCACTGGCGAATCTGACGCTACAGAATGTAGCCAACTCTGAAGGATATTATTCTAGCTCTAGAAGTCACGTTTCTACAAAGCGAGGAATCATACAAGATAGCAATAAGTATCAAGAATTCTCATACGAGATAGCGACACCTTTAAGTTTACAAAGATATAGAGATGTTGTATTAGACCTTGCACATCCAGCGGGACAGAACTTGTTTGGACAATATCAATCAAGTTCTGACATTGCTGCTGACGTTGTAGTCACAGCCAATAACGTAACACGGATTCAAGCTACTGGCACATTCTCGATCGCCAACGGCAGTCAAAACATTATTGGTGTTAACAGCGATATGCAGAATGAATTTATTAATGGTGGCGTATTTATATTGGAAGTTTCTGCCAATCAGTACTATAGACTTCCACTAAATATAGTATCGAGTGCAACGCAAGCAACAACGCATGTGACATGGTCGAATACGAGCATATCATCGGCTAAAGCATATTACATAACAGGACAATAAGTTAGATGCCAACATACACATATCCAACCAAAGAATTGTCGATCAATAATGCAAAGGCATTTATCGCTGCTGTGAATGAGACTGACACCGTATCAGTGAAAAAGTCTGCTATCCTCTATGCGTGTATCGGAAACAGTAATGTGTGGTCTGACGAGCCTAATCCGAGCGAACCAGAAAGAAACATTGCAACCAAGCACTTTAAAGTTAAGCGCGAGATGTTTGGTGCGAAGAGAATTACACCAGCAGATGTTTCCCATGTTGTCACAAGACATAACTGGGTTAGTGGTACGATTTATGCCATGTACAAACACACGACTATTGATCCGTACGATCCTACGAAACAACCATTCTATGTTGTCACTGACCAATTAAATATCTACAAATGTCTGAACAACAATAGCGGCGCAGTATCTACAGTTAAGCCTACTGGATTTTCAACTCTCCCGTTTACTGCTTCTGATGGATATACATGGAAATACATGTACACAGTTTCATTAGGTGACTCTGATAAATTCATGACTTCGACACACATGCCTGTTAAAACGATAACGGCATCCGACACATCAACAGAATCTGATAGACTTCTAGCCGTTCAGAATGCTGCGGTAGATGGTGCAATTCAGGTCATTGAAGTGAACACTATTGGAGTTGATTATGAGGAGGTATTTGATGCGCCTGTGTCAACTGCGACTACATTGACGCTGACGGTTTCGCCATCATCAGAGGTTTCAATTGATACTGGTGATGACATCTATAATGGTTCTAGCGTGTATGTTACATCAGGAACTGGTTCAGGGCAGCTGCGCAGGATTACAGACTATAACGGTTCGACAAGAACACTTTCTGTCAATACTGCATTCGCCACAATACCTGCTTCGGATTCTAAAATCATAATATCCCCAACTGTTACAATTATTGGAGATGGCAATGGTGCGCTGGCATACAGTAGATTAGCGGATGATCTGAGTGGTAGTGTCGCAAGTATCGAACTTATCAATATCGGAACTAAATACACACAAGCAGAGGCTTTGGTTACTGCAAACCCATCACACGGTTCAGGCGCAACAGCAAACGTTATCATCTCCCCTATGGGCGGTCATGGCTCTGATCCTGTGCGAGAGCTTGGCGGTGATAAAGTGGGGTTGAACGTATTATTCAAAGATGTTGAGGGCGTTTCTGCTACTGGTGCAGGGTACATCCCTGTAGGCACTACATTCAGAACAGTAAGTGTTCTCAAAGATCCTATCTTAAAAGTTGACGAGAATAATGCAGCACTAGCAGATGGCACAGAAGTAGTAGCCAAGAGCATAAATAGTCCTGAAACTTTAAGGCTTACAACTCGCGCATCAATATCATATGAGAGTATAGCGGATGATATTCCAATCAACCCACTTGTTGCTGGTCAGTCTATAACTAATGAAAGAAACAGAAGTAAAGCTGCTCTTGGAACGCTTGAGTTTGTGACAGATCTTAGTGAAGTTGACAGAAACAATAATGCTATGGCAAATGCTCTTAAAGCAGCAAATGCGAATATCGTTCTTATTAAAGATGATGAGACTAAATCTGATACATCGTTCTATACATTATATCTAAATAACGTTAACAGTTATGGAAATTACACTCCATTCGTCAAAGATGACTTTATCCTCAAAGCGGGGAGTGATGCGACTACTATTGCGAGCATAGAAGACATAACTGGTCCAGAAGCAAATACTTTCTCTGGTGAAATACTTTATACAGAAAACATATCCACTGTTGATAGAACTACAGATCAAACAGAAGACATTAAAATAATACTAGATTTTTAAGGGCAAAAATAAATGACTATCGAAACAAACCTAAACCAGAGTCCTTTTTTCGATGACTTCGATGAGACTAAGAACTTTCATCGTGTGTTGTTTAGACCTGGATATGCAGTTCAGGCGAGAGAGCTGACACAAATCCAATCTATCCTTCAAAATCAAATAGAACGGTTTGGTGTTGATGTATACAAGGACGGAACAGTAATTGATGGGTGTAATGCTCAAGCTCAAGTCTGGTCATATGTGAAACTAAATGACAAGAATGCCGCTAATGCTGTTATTGTCCTTACACAATTTTTCGATACCGCTGGTGCTATTGAAGATGTGATTATTAGTGGTGCCACATCAGGTGTTACCGCAAGATTGCTTGACGCTGTTGACGGTTCTGAAACTGCAGCGCCTGATTACTTGACGGTTTTCGTGTCATATACGAACTCAGGAACAGATGGCGCAACAAAGACTTTTGCCGACAATGAAGAGTTAACATTCACTCGTATTTCTGACAGTGCGGTTATTGCGACCACCACCACTATTGCTTCGGCTGCAGCTGGCACTGGTACTGGCGCACACGTTAGTGCTGGTACAATTTTCCACAAAGGCAACTTCATCAAGGTGAGCGAGCAGGCGAAAGTCGCGAGCAAATATGAATCACTCCCAAGCATACGTGTTGGTCTAGAGACAAAAGAATTCATCATCGATTCATTCCAAGATTCTTCGCTTCTCGATAATGCGTCAGGATCTACGAATTTCTCTGCTCCTGGAGCGTCAAGATTAAAGCTGACTCCAACAATCGCTACACGCCCATTAGTAGATACAGGCGTGACAGAAACAACTGGATTTATTCCGCTATTTGATATTCAAGAAGGTCGCATCATACGCAACTACACCGATGGCCAATTCTCTGGGATAGCTGATGAACTTGCCAAAAGAACATATGAAGAATCTGGCGATTATTCTATCGAACCATTCGTCCTGACTGTAGACGAGCATTTAAATGATGGTGTCACAGGCGGCACATATCTTTCTACTGAGGCTGATAACGAAGCTAGTCTTACAGAACAAGGTGATGCATCAAAATTAGTTGTTGAGGTTGATCCATCTGTAGGTTATGTTCAAGGTTACAGAATAGAAACAACTGATAAAATCAGACAAAGCATATCAAAAGCAAATACGTTTGCTAGACGTGAAAATGTTGTTGTTGGACAAGGTATTGGTAACTACCTCATATGTGATGAGGTTATGGGCATCTGGAACTTTACAGACCTACAAGAAGTGAAATTCTACGCATCGCCTCAAAATGTTATCAGTACTGTTGCGTTTAATGACCACTCTGTTGCTGGCACTTTAATCGGTTCGGCTAAGATTCGTGGAATGCAATGGCATGAGGGGCAATCAGGAACATCAGCTGGCAAGTTTAGAATATATATTACTGACATTCAAATGGTGGCTGACAAAGCATTCAAAGATGTCCGCTCATTATATGTTGCTGACTCGCTGGGTTCAGGAAGCCACTCATTTGCTGACGTTGTTCTTGAGCTGGACGGTAATGCTAAGGTTCAAGATGCATCTTTCGCCAAACTAGTATTTCCTATTCAGAGCAAAGGTGTTAAGACTCTTGTTCAAGCAGAAACGCAATATGTAACTCGAAAAGAAGCAGATGGTAACGTAGGAACGAATGGTCAAGTTACAATAACTCGCCCAGCCGCAGCTACTGGCGGCACAGACACAATGAATGACACAGGCGCTTTGACAGCTCCAGACGAAAGAAATGTCATAGTTGTAGCCAAAGAAACAGCGACAGTTACCTTATCAGGAACTATCACCGCAGGATCTATCAGCGGCGGCACAGGCACTCTAACAGGTACTAATACTGCATTCGATGCCGAACTAACTGTAGGCGACTTCTTTACATGCGCATCTGGTGTTACAACTACACTAAGGGTCACGGCAATCAACAGCGCCACCTCAATTACGGTCGCTGGAGGTAATGGTACTCCAAGTGGTGTCATCACCCAACAGTTCCCTGCTGGTCATATTTTCGACACACAGTTTAAAGGTACAATTACTGGCGGATCTACTTCTCACGCAATTGATCTACAGCGAACGTTTGTGTCACAATTCGATGTCCAAGTATACTTTGATGTCTTGCGTTCTGAAGCAGTACCTGAAAGCAAAGAAGTACATAAGAGCAAGTAT